GAGAATATCCTCTTTGATCCAGTTCGTTGAACCACTCCTGAAGCCCCATAGTTGTTATCTCATTAAGTTTCATTCCACCGAATACCGGCAAAATATGATTGTTAGTAATACGCTCGCGATTAATCTTCGTCAAAGATTCCTGATTATCCTTATAAAGCTTATTAAAATTCTTCAGATACTGTTCCGTATAAGGGATCGAATTACTTTGTTTATCTTTATTGATCCCTTCAAGAACAATACTCGGTACAACTGTACCTTCCCGAATACATAATTTCAAATATGTTTCCAGTAAATCCTTTATTGAATAACCAGTTACCCAGTGATCCTTTCCGTTAATGGATACTTTTTGTTTTAAGCGCTTAGGCATAATGTCTCCTTTTGCGCAGAGTTGTATTCCATTGACAAGGTTCGCAAGGATACCGATTACCTCATCTGTAGTATACAGTGTTTGCTCCATGATTACAATTGCTCCTTTTAAGACAAAAAGAAAGTCCCGTGTTAATTAACACGAAGACTTCTTATGGTATTACTTCTCCATAATATCTATTTCTTTAGATAATATGTTAGTAATTTCTACCATTTCCTTTTCTGTTATATCAATAATTTCTTTTTCACATCCGCAAACTTTTTTAATTGCGGCTTCCTTAAGTTTTACCCATTTTTTATATGTATCCTTATCTAAAACATACATAAAAATCTTTTTTACGGAATTATCAATTCCCATTTTTTCTTGAAATTTCTTTTTGCAAATATCCAACATACTATAATTTTGTCTTTTGATTTCAACAAGTTCTGTCCTTTCCATTTGTAACTTTTTAATTTGCATATCAATTTGTTTTAATCTTTCAGAATTCATGTTTTACATCTCCTTTTTAATAAAGTTATAGTTCTCCATTATAATCCTTGTTTATTCAACGAAAAAATGAGAGACTTGTATCATAGGATCATAATTTTCTTTTTCGGGTCATCTAAACCCACTTCAATTCAATTATTCCTTTAATATTTCTTCACAAGTCTCTCATTGCGCCTAATAATATATGGCGCTTCCTCCTATAAGGAAAGGAAGACATCAAAATCTACATTTACTTCAATCAACCTTTACAACTTCAATCTAACTCTTTCATAGATATATATTTGTAAAATCAATCTCCATCAAGATATTTTTCTTCCTCTCCTATTATAATCTTAGGTTATTTTGCGATTTCATTTCTGTTTCTTCTTTGGTTCAGATAAACATACATCCACGAATTCCTGAAGATTTTCACCGGTTTTATGCTCTTTTTCATTAAAGTCAGACCATATAAGATTTTTATACTTTTTGCTGTTTCCGAACGATCCATTTTTATGAGATTTCTTGAATTCTTTCTGAATATCTTTTATTGAATCAAATTCGTGTAATCCAGCGCGGTCTTTCCATGCATTTTCAAACCATACTGTTTTATTTCCATTCTTATAATAAACAAATGAATGGGTCATTCCACCCTGCCCTTTATCATCAACTTCCATAAGAAATTTAGCTTTTGGTTTTAATCCCATCTTTCGAAGGCTTTTTAAAGCAGCTAATGTCTGATCATGGCAGGATCCACCATATTTCATAGTTTTTTCAGGAGACTGTAAAGTTGTATATTCTTTATATTTAAGTTTCTTCATTTTTGAAGAAAGACTTTCAGGGCTTTTTGTATGCCCAAGTTGTTCAGGAGTTCTTCTTATACCCCAATGCATTCCTTTAATTCCATAATGCATAAGAAAATCTTCATACATTTCTTAAAATCTCCTTCTATTTTGATTGAAATTTTACTTATGCCCACAGAACTTTCTGATCAATCTTTTCCACCAGGAATTTTCTTTCTTCAATGCATTCCAGGTAGTTGCATCCAGTTCACCGGTAATTGGCAAAGAATGTTTACGCTGAAATGCACACAGTGCTGTAGTCATGCCAATCGTCATTAATCCATTGACTTTAATTTTTGATCCAAGGTTCGAAAGCCAGCGCTGAGCTTTAAGAATATCTTTTTCTGAATTATGAATCATATGTAGAGCTCCTTTCAAAAATACAAAAGAAAAGAGACGTGCAAATCGCCCCCAACAATCTGCACGCCTCTCCCCCTAATAAAAAGATAAACAACTGAAAAGATGAAGCAGGAGGTGCTCATGTATGAAGAGGTACTCTATGGTATTGCCAAGGAAAGGAGGTTGGATAGTTGTCTATCTTTTATCAGCAAAATATAAAGCAGAGCATTGATAAATTCCCCACCAAATGCTTATCTCCCGCTTAAATATTTATGATTCAGCTTAACACAAGGAGAACGTTCCTCCTTTAAAATGTCAATATTGCACGCGAAGATCATAAAATAAATAAGACTACACCGAAAATGCTCTGCTGTTATCCATAATACTTTTCTGCATTTGGATACAATACTTTGATTTTTTTCGCTTCTTCTTCTGTTAAATCCGGTATTATAATCGCGACGGTCTTTTTGACTACTTTCTTTACAGGTTCTGAAATATGAATGTTTCCTGCTGTTTCAAGCAGTTTAACCCAAGTGTCAGAATTAACTATTCCATCAACTTTTAGACTGTTTCTCTTTTGAAAAGCTCTTACAGCATTTCTTGTGCCAAGACCAAAATATCCATCTATACGCAAATGGCTTCCGGCTTTTGTCAAAAGATCCTGTAACTGTATGACTATTTCACCTGTCGAACCTTCCTGCAATTCCGGATATGTAACACTGATTGACGCCATATTAATATTTTCCTTTCCCGTCACCGATGATATCGAGGAATTCAGACATCATATAGCCTGTAAATTTATCATATGTTACCTTTGCCCATTCTTCACCGGGATCTTCAATAACAACAGTTTTTCCAAGCGGAACCCGAATCATTATTCCTGCTTTTTTAGAAGGAGATCTCCTGAGATTAACAGTTGATCCGCTTTTGGCAACAACCACTGCTTTCTTAATTGTGGGAACCGGTTCAGGCGTCGGTGTCGGAATATCTGTTGAAATATCAACAAGTCGCTTAAGTTTTCCATAATAATTCCAGGGATATGTGACATTGACTTTTGTATCAATGGACATCTTTGAAGACATATGTTTGATCTTAAATGGGTTTACAGAAGCGACAACTCCAGCATGATAATAGTCGTTCAGATCGCCATTATAATATTTTCCACCCTGAAAATATCTGCTCGGAAGATCCCAGTTTTTATGCCCTTTGGGAACTGCTTTGAGTACAACATCACCAACCTGAAGTTCAGATTGCGACTTTATGGGTTTCAGATTCTGAATTTCCTGTCTTGCAGCATAATTGGATCCATGAATACCAGGCCATTTAAGACCCATTCGGCGAATCGCGCCAATAATTAATCCGATGCAGTCACAATAACCGTCAGAACCGTCTCCTGGTTCTCTGCGCTTAGGATTGCTGTTAAATATCAGATCAATTTTTGCCATGAACTTACTGACAACTTCTTTATAAGTCATAAAATATGCTCCTTTCGCTCAAACTACTTCCATTTTGATTTTAAAGTACTGCTGGATGGACTCGAACCATCGACATTCGGCTTATAAGGCCGCTCCTCTAACCAACTGAGATACAGCAGCATAATAAAAGCCCGCCATTCATAATAAAATTTCAATGAAAAGCGGGCCGGTTATTTAACTTCTTTCAGATCTCTTCAGCAGAACTGAAATCGCCTTCCGGAAGTTTAAAATTACATTACCATCTACGATTTGGATAAGGCATTACCGGATAACCATTTGTGCTATTATTCATATGGTTATCCATTGCTTCAGAATAACCACGTGAATATCCTTCTGCATAAGAATCATTGGCATTTTCCCTGCTTACAAAACGACCGTTCATCGCACGACCTCTGTATCCAGAATGAGAAACATTTTCGTTCCATTCTGAATCAGTGTAATTTTCAGCCTCTTTCATCGCAGAATAAGTAGCCATGGACTTAAGAGCGTGATAAAGCTTATCCACTCTTTCAAGATCCTGCGTACTCATTTCCTGGTTAGGATTCTGAGTGTACTTTGCCTGAATCATTTCCAGTTCCTTGCACATTTTCTGCTCAAGGATTTCATGACATTTTTTATCCATATATAAGTCCCTCCTTAAGCAAGCCTTGTGACTTCTACATTGAGATTACGCAGATTCAATGCGGAAGCCGGAGTTGTAGCGGGCGTCACGCTGACAGAAGCATTTTCTACAGAAATCGTATAGCAGCATCCTGCAGGAACATCAATAATTGCAAACCCGCTTACATTCCAGTAAGCGTCTACGGCGGTCGGCGTCGCAGCAGCGATACTGGTAGGAACAACTTCACCATCAATAGCCAAAGCAAGCTGAATTTCACCGGTGGTTCCTCCTTCAGGAATTGCAATGTTTCCATCATAAGCAACACGGTAACGCGCAAACCTGGCGCAAGGATTATTTACTATTCCGCGAAGAGTAAGAATACCGCTCCCAGGACGATGCAGAACGTATCCTTTATTGCATCCGATTGCAGTTTCAAGAAGAGCTGGTGCTCCAGGCTGAATAAGCTGAATATCGTTGTAAATAAATTCCGCCATTTTGATTCCTCCATCAATATCGAATGAACGAAATAAGGGTTACTTTCACATGTGACTGTTATATGGCCATCATGCAAAAGTAACCCTAGAATGATTTACTAAGGATTTATGCTCCGCAGCCGCAGCCGCATCCCCATGTCTGCTGACCGCAGCAGTTAGGATTCTGAACAATATAAGCAGGCCTCGGAACAGGAGCAAGATACTGTTCCAGAGCAGCCGTCTGGGCGTCATTGTTCGCAAGAATCTGAGCAGTCTGAGCACCCTGAGAAGCAGCCAGCTGAGCCATCTGAAGCTGCTGACGAAGCATGGCAATCGTTTCGTTCTTAGCATCAATCTTATCCTGACACATAGTGTCAAGGATTTTCTGTGTGGATTCCGCAACAGCCTGACGATTATTGCAAGCTTCCGCAGCAATCGTATATTTCAGATCAGCAAGACCTGCACGATTTTCGCAGCAACAATTGGACATAGCAGTCTGAAGTGCGAAATTCTGATTCATGTCAGCCATCTGACGGGAATTTGCAGCGATTTCAGCCTGAGCAAACCCATTAGAGACACTGGACTGAATGCTATTGATGCCATTGATTACTGCGCTCTGATCAAATCCCCTCTGAACATCAGCGCCAAGGAATCCGCCGCCATTGTTTCCACCGTAGCCGTTTCCAAATCCATTTCCCCAGCCGAGAACAGCCAGCAGAATAATAATCCACCAGGCACCGTTCCCTCCAAACATTCCATCGCCATTTCCATAGCCAACAGGACCAACGGGCATGTACATATTTCCATTGTCAGTCATAATTGTACATCCTCCAATCTGAAAAAATATTCACTTTTACTTCGGATATCCCTGAAATTTCAGTTATGCGCATACAGACATCCTCATAAAAATGTGCAAAATAAAAATGGATAATGCGAATCCAACCAGAACGCATTATCCTGATCCTTCACCTGTCTTTGAAGGTTCCCATAAAGTATTTCTATTTTGATTTAAAAAGTGAGAATATTATTCTATTACATTTTCCCATTGCAAATTGTTTGAGCGGGTGAGGATTTTCACCTCACATGACAGCCTTTACCCAGATCGCGGGTCGCATGAGCTATGGCTCCTTCTTCTCTCGGAGCAACGTTACCTCTCCGATGGTAGCTGTCTCCCGGTAGCGCGTCTACCTATTCCGCCACCGCTCAAATCTTTCCTGAATTCGTCATCCCTGTTTTGTTTATGTATTATTAGGTTTCAATAAATATCCAGCATTCTGAAGCAAAGCATTGATCATAGTAGTTTCAAATGCATCCTCAAGTTCAAGCGAAATATAATGTTCTTCATCATTATACATAAGTACATTTCCAGGAAGAACAAATCCAGTATTGGATGGATTTGAAGCATAACTTGCATCACTGATTATACGCCATGATAAACTATTTGACCCAATCTGTGTATAAGCTTTTGATAAAATGTAACGCGCTTTGGGTCCATCTTCTGTTGCAGTTCCATCATCATCCACACGCCACACGTTAAATGTTCCCGAAGGCGGAGAGTACGACTGAACAGAAATGGATGCACTGTTCTGGACTTCTCTTCCACGACTATCAATTGCTGTAACATAAATATTAGTCGCGCCATTATTGGCTAATAATCCACTTGTCCAGTCAAGAGAACTTCCGCTAATGTAAATATCATTCTCGGGATATCCTTCTATATAAACCTTATATCCAACAATTGCGCTTCCGTTCGATCCGCTTCCGGTTGCCTGTACACGAACACCGCAATGATTCTGGACATAATAATTGCCGATATTTGCGTATGTTGTGCCATCAATCGTCCTCGCAACAGATGTTGTAATAGAACTAAGAGTCGGTTTTATAGTCTGTGGAACAACAAATATCAATCCGGTAATGCTTCGGCTCCCAATCAATTCGTCGTTGTCATACGACCATAATGTTAATACCCCATTGTCGAGCATTTCCGAATCAGTTACCAAATTACTCCAAGTGGACGGAATATCTATTGTGTAATCAGTTACATTATCGTTAATCGTTAAAATATCAGTCTCAAATGATCCAAAGCTTAATTGACACTTATGAGAATAAATACTTGTAAACTTATTAATATGAAATGAAAATTCATTTCCCCCAACCAAATACCTTTGCGTCGAAACAGGCTCCGATATGTAGGATCCTGAACTTTCGAAGTTTGCAGTTATCGTAATGTTACTTGCCGGCATTACAAAACTATTATTCGAAATTGTTACGCCTGATACATTCGTACTCCAACTTACAAATCGAAATCCTGTATCTGGAGTCGCTGTCAACGTTATCGTATCACCATAATTAGCAGTTGATTTACTTAAGGTAACAGTTCCGGCTCCAGCTGGATTTGATATTCCTGTAACGCTATATGATATTTTTATAAAATTTGCCGTAATCGAAACATTAGAAGCAGGCATTGTAAACGAGTTATTACTTATACTCAAACTTGCCGGGCTTTTTGTATAACTCGAGAAGGAATATCCGGTGTTTGCCCTCGGAGTAAGAGTGACACTCGTTCCCATTGTTGCGCTTGATTTATTCGCAGATAAACTGCCACCTGTGCCAGCACTTGTTGTGATAGTGTACGTTCTTAGTGAAAAGTTTGCCTTAACTGTTACATTTTTTTCAGGCATCGTAAACTTATGTGTTGAATCTGTAAATGACACATTAGTTTTTGTATAGCTGGAGAACTGATATCCGGTATTTGGAGTCGCAGTTAAGGTTATGATTGTTCCTGGAGTAGCTGAATAGGAACTTGCACTCAAGGAACCATGACCATCATTCTGTACAGTAACTGAATAGGAGGGAGTTGTTGTTGCTATTGACACGCTGACGTTGCCTTTTGGCTCTATTTGTGAAGCATCAGGGCCAGAACCAACACCACGTAGCTTAACATATATCGCTTTGCCTTTAAGACCTGTCAGATTACTTACAGACTTACTGACTGTTTTGTTTTCATCATTAGGTCCATAACTTGACGCGCCATTTATCTGAAAACGACCGATATTTGTTGCATTGTTTCCTGCAGAATCACAAATATCAACGTCGTAATAACAAGCCAGAGCCTGTCTGTTTCGCCATGTGCCACTGATAGTAACTGTACCATTAGGGTATTCGTGCGTTCCCATCGTAATATGAGCACTTCGCGGGGAACCCATAGTCTCTCCGCTTGCTATATAGCCAGAAGCCATTCTGCCACCTCCTTCCATTTTGATTTATTTCGTAAAATCAGTTATGACAAATATGATTGTATTTTTGTGTTATTTTCATTTCGCAAATTACGCCAACGGCATGAAAGAGAATCCAGCCGTGCCGTTTGTAAGTATTGCCTGTGTGATCTGACATCCCTTTTTGACAGGGAAAATGCCGGAAATGCCGTCCCCGGCTTTGGCGTTCAACGCTAACTGGATTGTACGAGAATTCTGCACATAGGTCAATCTTACATATGCTCCGCTCGTGGACGAAGGGTTCAACCAAATATAGAGGAATCCGTCAACTGTCGGCGTAAACGGCATAGATGCCGCAACCCAATCACCGAAATTCCCTATCTTTGTAATAGCTTCAGTGTTAGCAGCGGTTGCTTCAAGATTTTGGTTAAATACATTAGGAGAAATTATAGATCTTTTCAATATAAATCAGCCTCCTTTCAGTTGGTATTATCTAAAGTGTTTTGTGTTATTTTCCTTTTGCAAAATATATCAAACATACGCAACCTTAATTGTTGATGCTGCTGTTGAATCGCTTCCTGCGGATGTAACGTTATGGATATTTACGCTTGTATTCGTAACGAATACCGAACAGTTATTCTGATTATCGAAACTGGAACGGAAGTAATTTTCGTTGGCTGTGGCAAGTGAATATTTTGTAATTGTGAAAGAATAAACATAATACTGCGATCTGTAAACTGTTAGATATGCAACTTCCCAATTGGACGGCAATTGTATAACATTTGTGCCTGTTGCAGTACCTCCGTTCTTCAAAGTCAGTTTCGCAATAGCATCAGTATTCGAAGCAACTTGTGCATCGAGGACTGTGAGTGCCTCCTCGACATTCGCAGCACTTTCGACTGCATCAGACTGCACTGTATCTGCACGGATAGAACTCCCCAAATCCGCCTGTGCATTGATGATACGAATAACAACCGCAATGTTATCTGTAGGTTGAATATCAGTGTAAAACTGAATAGCATGACTCTGTTTCTCATATTCTATAACAGGGGCGGTTGAATCGACGGTTGATTCTATGAAATCAACATCTACACTACTTCCGGTGGCAACACGTGCATCTGTCCACAGGAAAACATATCCGTCGAGATATGAGGACCAATCCGCGGGATGAATAGTAAGCGTTATTTCCTGAACAACATTACTTATGTTGTCGATATAACTAATCATTTCATAATATCCTCCTTTTTAAAACGTTGGTAATAGCCTATATATGAAAGCTAATTCCGTGTCTTCTGCATGTACAACGTCAGCGATGTTGCCCCGCTAAGAACCCCGCTTATTGTAAGGGAACCGGACCCGGTAGATACAGACAACCGGGAACCAATAACAGACCAATCTCCAACATCAGCATGGGCCGCATACATATCGCTCTCAATAGCCGCATTTGAAATAGTAATCGGAAGACTTGATATCGTTCCGCAATTCACTATTAGTGTTTCTGCCTTCGAAATACTGGCTGTAAGAGACGCGATGGCTGATTGCAAATCAGTTGCATTGGCTTTACCTGTATTCAAGGCCGTTAACGCGCCTTCTACATTTGTCTGTCCACTCACAGCAGATGAAGCAATGTTGCTGGCTACAGCTTCAATAAGGCTGTTATCCAGTTTGTTTTTATCAGTAGAAGACATGAGACCGTTTGAAGAACTTGTCGCAACATTATACGTAGTATCCTGTGAAGGAATGCCGAGTCCGGTTATATCAGATTTAACGACGGAAGTAACAGATGCCACATGTCCTTCAGAAGTTGTCGAAATCTTATAAAGTCCGGAAGCTTTTGCAGTACTTAGTTTTCCGGAATCAGAAGCGTGATCATATGCTTTTTTGCCTCTATCACCTCGATAAGCTGTACTGCTTGTTTCACCAAGGGCAAGATCACTCCCTATTGCCACATATGAAGTTCCGCTCCATCGATACGTAATGTTTGTATTAGCTGCAATATATATTTTCCCATTTTCTCCAGTCGATGGGAAATTGGAAAATTTTGAATATTCAAGGACATCATCAACATAACTCGGAAGCTGAGAACTTGGAACCTTTCCTGCAGAGTCAAGTTCCGCAAGGCCGTTGGCAGTACCTTTTAAAGAAGAAGCAAGTTTTGCTCCGATGGCAGAACTGATTGTTGTGCTATCAACAGAAGACATGGCAATATCATTCGCATAATGTGTCGTTTCAGCCGCATTTGTCCACAACCGTATTGCTCCGTTTTTGAATTCATACACAGGATGGTTGATGTCCAGTGTAATGTTGTAGGTGTTATATGCCACGCCAAGGTAAATGTAAACTTTCCCGTCCACGGTGCCTGGCAGTGCCTGCACAAGGCAATTGTTTCCGTCCAGTTTCACCAGTCCGTCAGATTGCGGGACGCACCGGATATATACAGGCACAAAAGCCGTAAGCGTTGTCCCCGCATTAAATCCATACCTTGTGTCAACACCAGTGAATTTATCCCAAATATAAGATGCATTTGGACTTGCACCAGCATTAACACCGGTTGTGGTGCTGTAGTAATAAATCGGTGCAAACGCATCAAAGGATGTGGTAGTCAGCGTTTTGCTTGTTCCGGTACTGTTCGATGCCTGAGTGCATGGCAATAGTTTCCCGTCTATTTTCGTAAAAATGATCTTGTACCGCGTCAGTGCTTCAGCCATTACGCCAACTGCAGCATTCTGCCGTACATTGTACGCTATCGTGTCACTGTTAGAGTCGAATCCGTAGAACATATCCCAGCATCCGCCATCAACCCGTGAAGAGTTGTAGACAAACAGCATGGTATAATTGACATTGAACAGTGTTGTGACCCGGCTTTCTGCCGCCAGCGTCTGATAGACAGGCTTCGCCCCCAACCCGTTGATGTTAAGGGTAAACCCGGAAGCGCTGGTTACAACGCCATTTTTCAAATATATACACACGCCATCCCGGAGCGCATAGACTCCGGGAATGGTCGCGGTGAATGCTGTTGCGGTGGATGTTGCGTCTACCTGTCCAAACGGAAATGCACGGTCTACCTCATAGGTGCTTCCACTGACAGTGGTAATCGTGTCAATAGTTCCGCTGATTGTTACTGGCATCCGTCATCACCTCTTTTCAAGGTTACTATAGTCAAGTCAATCCGGAGTAACCGTGATCGTAGCCGCAGTTCCCGTAAATGTTGCTCCGGTCGGAACATTTGTATCCACCTTGAGCCGTACACCGGTACCGCCGAAGGAAGCCGTGGTCGGAACATCCTGACTGGTTTCCAACCGTACTGCCGTGCCGATGAACGAAGCGCTGGTCGGAATATTGTTGTCCGTAACAAGACGCACTCCTGTACCGCCAAAGGAAGCCGTGGTCGGCACATCCTGGCTTGTCTCCAGCCGAACCGCAGTTCCACTGAAGTTTGCGCTGGTCGGAACCGCTGTATCTGTTACCAAACGAGCGCCGGTTCCGCTGAATGCCAGTTTCTTCTGTGTGCCTGTAAATGCGAGTTTCTTCTCCGTTCCGGTAAATGCAGGAGCAGTCGCCTGATACGCTGCGTCACCCGTTTTAACCGTCACCGCAGTACCGGCAGTAGGAAGCGTTCCCTTGCTGAAACCAAATGTCAGATTACCGTTGCTCACAGTCATTGTCAGATTCGGCAAAGTGCCAGCGCTTCCAAAGGGAGTTACACTCGCTGTACTTCCTGCGGTCTTCACACTGATGGTCGGAGCCGTGACACTGCCTTCCGGTGTGTAGCTTGTCCCACTTCCAGTAGATGCATTCACCGCGATACTGCCTTCCGGAGTATAAGCAGTTCCGCTTCCACTGGATGCGTTTACCGCAATTGTTCCAGCAGGCGTATAGGTTGCATTTCCACTTGATGCTGAACTGACGGTACTTCCTTCTGATGCAACAAGATTTACAGATCCTTCTGGCGTATAAGTTGTAGTTCCGCTGGTAGCCTTGCTGACCGCGAGTTTCGTTTTTGTGCCAAGTGTCACATTACCAGCAGGAGTGTAAGTCGCATTCCCACTTGCCGCAGGACTGACCGTGCTTGCAGAGCCATCCGTCAGGGAGACAGATCCTTCTGGTGTGTAGGTAGTTGTTCCTGTGTTTGCCTTGCTGACCGCGAGTTTTGCTTTTGTGCCAAGTGTAACATTACCAGCAGGCGTATAAGTTGTGGTCCCGCTTCCGGCAGGGCTTACAGTTGCAACGCTGCCTGTAAGGGAAATACTTCCTGCAGGCGTATACGAAGCGGAAGCCGTGTCCGCTTTCGCCATTTCACCCAAGCCGGACATATCACCAAATTCATGCCAATTAGTACCATCAAAAACAAATTCTTTCGCTTCGTAGAACACAGCATCATTCGCAACAGCCGTGTAACTTGCCCCGGCAATCGTGATTGGGTTTGTAGTTGCATTGTCTGTAAGTACTGTAGTTGTCGTTCCCCGAATAATGATTGCTCCGCCACTCTGCGCACGGGCGACTTTATCTTCGATATCATAGACAGTGCCATTTGTAGTTGTAATTTGCCAAATGGTAGGATTTGCCATATCTAATCATCCTCTCCTTAATTTCTATTTAAAATGAGATTGCCATCGTTCACAGAATAATTTAATTTATTATCCCATCGCATACGGTCTTCTGTGCTTACATGTATGCTCCAATCGCTTGTGTGTTGCCGCAATTCCTGCAAGATTACGTATCGTTCTTCTGCTCCGACAAACGGAAGGTCTATTAAATAGGCACTGCCATCTCCTATTTTGATTCCAGGAACATTAATCATATTTCCATACCCGTCATCAATCTGTCCATGGTCGGTATAAATAATGATCTCGCCACGCAGTGGAATAAATGTTCTGGCGGCATTCCAATGTTCCGTAGTATCTGACTTATTACTGATCCGTGCATTGACTGTATCCATCAGAATCCCACCCCCTCTGCATGAGGAACACCGGGCGGTATAACAGGTTCCGGATATCCTGTGGAATCTCCGCAGTTGATCAGAATTCCGTCCGGGAAAAGGTCTCGCAGAAACTTGTTTCCTTCCAGTGTTATGCTGTTAATCTGCGGTTTATTATCAAGTCTGTTGTAATCTTTAGTTTCTACAAACGGTGTTCCCTGTTCAAATGAAACGGGATCATTATCTTCAATTTCGAATTCAATTCCACATGGGCAATTATTCATAATGAATCACACCTTCCAGAAGTACATTATTTACATTTATTTTCTGTACTTTTGTTGTTGATGCGGATCCGGATTCATTAATCCATCGAATTTGCACATCATGAGCAGAAGCATTTAAGCTTAGTGTTTGCTCTTGTGTTAATGTAATGGTTGAAATGCTGTCTTCTCCATCTATATAAAAAGTAAAATCCCTGGGACTTTCTAATGTAAGCTGTTCTTTAGTACGAGGATTTTCAAATGTAAGGAAAGCATGAACACCTGTTAAGTCAACTCCTTTTACTCTTATTGGGATTGTAGGTGTTGTTCCTCTGTACATTGTCATTTCACCTATCTTTCTTCGCGGTAAAATTTATAAACTAACTGTATTTAATTTGATACCTGCGCCAGATAAATGACCAGTGTTGTTGATCCATTTATTGTGCCGTCTATTGTAACGGAGCCATTCGCCGTTGTCACAGACCATGGACTTTTTTGCGCAGATTTTGTTCCGATAACATAGCTGACACATATCATATTTGATGTTATATCAGCATTGCTTACTGTTTTTGGAAGAGCTGAAACCGTTCCGCAATCAATGCATAAAAGTTGAGCATTTGCGCTTTCTGTATTAATTATGTAACTGTCAGAGCCTTTAACAAACGTAAACTTTTTTGGTTGATAAGTGGCCACCGGCAAATCACCTCCTTAATAAAATGAATCCTTTTTAAAAAGAAAAAACGGAACCGGTGGAAAGGAGTAAAAACACCGGTCCCGTGGCGCTCGTGTACCCATAACTGTCGGGCGCCTTACAATGCTGATGGGCGCAGCGTTAGTTATGGTCTTGGATATTGATTCATAATTTGCTGAAGCTGCTGTTCGCTGATTCCTCTGCTCTGCATAATATAATTACGAACCTGAATCGGATCGTTTGCAATTCCATCCGGAACATCCGGGAATTGCTGTTTAACAAATGCTGCCGGATTTGTCAGTGCCTGCATAATATACGCAGCCTTCTGAATCGGATTCTGAAATACAGGACCAAATGACTGCTGGCCCTGCATCGGAATCATATTACCGGTGATTCGTTCATACCATGGATTCATCGGCCTTCACCTCCGGAAGGTCTCCTTCCATTTTGATTGTTTTGAATGTTTGACGCTACTCCGGGATTCTGAGAAGTCATTGCGCTTTGCTGGGGAGTCCTCTGAATAGTATTTGAACTGCGATTCTGACTGAGCATGGTCATTATTTCATTACGAAGCTCATTAAAATCATCTTTTGTTACAAACTTTTCATTTCCGGACTCACTGGTCCCCGTTGTTACAACAGACTGACTCTGAGGCAGATTTTCCTGCTCGTCATCAAATACGACGCGTCCCTTACGCAAAGGGTTCATTCTTCCATAAGCATCTGTTGACTTAAAATATACGTGGTATCCATCCAAATCCCAAAGTGGAATAACAGTATTCGGAGGAAGCGGTACATTTCCAGGAACCTGCCATGCTCTGGCTGCAATTTCGCCGTCAACACTGTACATATACTGTGGCCCTTGCGGAGTGCCATACAGGTTTCCGGAATAGTTCATTGACTGCGGATAAGGTGAAACATACATATTTCCCATAGAATTTGCGTTATAAAGATATGGATTATAATAATTGGGCATAGCTAAAAATGTCTCCTTTCTTTACCTGTTTATTCTCCAGAAAAAGCTCGGAATTTCATTTCCGGAATCCCACGTATCATAATAATTTCCATCAATTACAGCTACAGCATGTGTTCCGGTTCCGATAATGTATGTACCTGTCGGATACATTTTTGTAAATTCATTGATTGTTACGCAGGAAGGACAACTTTGAGGAATCAGAAATGGGGTAAATCCCAATATATACAGATAATGGCCCCATACATTGTCATCGGATGTAATACTGTAATCTTTTCTGGCAACAGAATATAATTCGTCAGATACCTCAAGCCACGGTTTATTAAGAGCAATACATATGGCTCGAATCACACAATCCGGAACATGTTTTCCTTCTGGATTTGGATTAGCGTAATACCACATCAAATGCCGGCATCACTTTCACTGAGAAAGCTGCCTTCCTCCTGACATTTATGATAGATTTTCATAATAAAATCAAAATCTTCTTTATAAACGTCATTTACAAGACCGTACTTCTGAACGAACATCTCATATTGAGTATTTTCATCAATGATATTGTCAAAGTCTTTCTTTGTATGTTTCCTTTTATTCATACATGAATTCGCAAAATCCAGAACATGCGCTTTAATCTGTCTCACCGTCTGCATATCATTGGACTTTTCCATTTCATCAAGACGATTTTTCAGCATTTCACAATTATTAGTGGTCCCCTGCTTCATATCGTTGATGCTCATGTTTGTTCTCGTTTCAAATGAATCCAGATCCTGCTTTAACTCATTTATCTGAGCGGCATTTTCACTTTTTATTTCTTCAAACTTCACATTTGTTTCAGTCTTTAAATCAAGAACATCTTTTCGGACATCCTTCGTAAAATGCTTGCCAATCCATCCGATAATAAACCCTATCGGATTAATTTCTATCTTTGTAATTTTAAATATTCCGGATAGTAAAAATAGAGCTATAATTGCAGAAAGGCCGAGATGGTTTATAATCCACTGACCTACTGTTTTTTCTATTTCTGACATTTGAAATCATTCACCTTTCATCCACCGTCTGACACGGCAGTTCTCACAGTCGTATGGACAGAAGAACGGCTTTGTCAGATCAGTTCATTCGTTATTTTTCTCTGTGCTGATTTCACTTACGTCATCCGGCTCATCATGCCATGGTTCCTCATACTGAAGTGCTCGCTGACTATCGTACAATCCTTCTGTAGTAGGATCTGCTACGATACCGAACATTCCAAGGAATGTGAGAACCTGACCGACAATATTCATAATAAGGTTTTCAGTTACAACAGGATAAATGTCAAAAGCTTTTAAGATATTAAAAACAAAGCCAACAATCAGGCTGATAAAACTGCTGAGCCAAACCTTGTTTTTGAACCGAACCTTCCAGTTAATTTTCTTTTTCATTTTGATTTCCTCCCCAATTATCCAAATGTTATTGTTAATTCATTAGTAGTGGAATTATAATTAAATACAGTTCCACCCTGACCGGGTTCACCTTGAGGGCCGCGCATTGAAAAAGGTGTTGTATAACTTGTTCCATTATCAAGATTATATGTCATTGTGTAATCACTGTTTACAGCAACTGATGTAATACCGGGACCAGTTGCTCCGGTTGGACCGGTCGCACCCCTTTCTCCACGAATTGGAACATCTGTTGTGTAGGAAGTGCCGTTAGTCATTGTAATTGTAAGTGTATAATCCTGATTTCTCGTAATACTTGAAATTCCATTACCGGTTTCTCCCTGAATACCCTGGGGACCTGTGGAACCTGTAGCACCCGTTTTTCCCCGTATGGAAGTCGGTGTTGTATAACTCGTTCCATCTGTATAATTGACCGTTAATGTATAATTCTGATTAAGAACAATACTGCTTATACCATTTCCGGCATTACCCTGTATTCCCTGAGGACCTTGAATACCCTGAGCACCTGAAAGATCTGTAACAAAGAACCACCCGGTTGACGTCTTCATATACAGTTTAGCATTATCCGGATCCTGTGTTGTAGAAGTAATCATTACAAAATCATATACTTTTACATCTGTTCCGGAATAAGATTCCATTTCAGAGACAGAACTGAATGTCTTCCGAATAATAAATGGATTACCTGGGGCCATACCAAATGTAATATGTTTATGCCCATTAACGTTAGTTATTGTGACAGTTGGCGTGCTATATGGTTCAAGTTGTATTGCTTCAACAGACATATTCTGTAATGCAGTTTGTCTTGCTAAATCATTTGCAGTACGAGTGTCCTCTGCACTGTTTCTTGCTGTTTCAGCGGAAGCCCTCGCAGTTTCAGCAGAAACTCTTGCTGCTTCATTTGCAATGCGTTGCTGCTCTGCTGTATTGCGAAGCGTTTCCGCAGAAACTCTTGACGTTTCAGCAGTTACACGGGCTGCCTCTGCTGCAACTCTCGCAGTTTCAGCGCTTTCCCTTGTTGTCTCAGCAGAAACGCGAAGCTCTTCGGCATCTTCTATAGCTTCTTCCTTTGCATCGATTTCTTCCAGTTTTGCAATAACGTCCTGCACATCAGGAATTTTATGATCCGGATCAATAATTGAATCAGTCTCTGTAATCTGAACAAAGCAGCTTGCCGTTGCGATGACAATCTTGGTATCATTCTCAATCATTCGGACTGCAATAGACAGTACACCGGAAACATAATAAGCTGCTGCGGGTACATTAACTCTTGCTTCTCCGTTTTCAGTTACATCACCAAACACTTCAAGTGTGTAACCATCTGCTCGTATAAAATATCCGACAATTGTTGTACCTGGTTGAATTTCCACTTTTGTACGGTCCCGATGAAGTTCAACAATAATCTGGTTCGCAAGATTATCTCCGGTCATCATAATACCGTCAATCATTTTGGTCATCTGGAGTACACCGTTCAGATTCGTTCTGATTCTTGTTATGAATGGTTGCATATTATGAATCACCAGCCTTTGAACTTATTAGGTCATACTTCTTCTGTCTTTTCATCTTCTATGGGAATAATTTCATGCTCTCCGCCTTCCGGCCAGGTAAGACGAACTTCGATCTGATATTTCCCCATACTGTCTTCACTCTTCTGAATCGCCATTAATTCAGTAAATCCTTTGTAAAGTGTTCTCTGATTCAGAAATTTGCACTGAATCGTTTTTAAATTCTCCGGATCTGAAAAAAGTTCAAAAACATATACAAGTTTCTGATCAGGAATCCAGCACCATAGATATCTGTCAGAATAGCCACAGCTGGCATTTTCCAGAACAATATCATTTCTCAGAAGAATAAAATTTTTGGATTCGGTTTCCATTATTCATCACTGCCTTTTGAAATTTCTTCTTCCATTTTGATTTCAATATTATCCGGATGCTTCTGTTCTGCCTGCATCGACTGAAAAACCTCATTAAGTGCAAGCGTAGCGTTATAAACAGGAATCGCAATGCTCTCTGTCAATGCGGCAGGAACACGCACATTGTTAAGTGTCCGAATTGCTGCTTCAATTTTTTCAAGATTTGTCATGCTTTTACTCCTTTTTTATTGAAATGTTATTATGCAGATGCGCAGCGGTACCATTTGGATTTCAGTATATTCCCACTGCCGTCTTTTGCATCTACACGGAACCATATGTATGTGTTCTTGTTATTCTTTATTTCGTTTGGAAGTTTAGTAAGCACTGTAGGATTATCAACGCCTGTCGGCTGATAAGTTGATACATAAATATAGTTATTAGGTATATCAATTGAATCAACTGAAGGACTGGAGGGTACATTTACTGTTACAGATGAAAAGCCAATCTTCCCGGTGGATGGTGTATAAGTACCATTGGAAGTAACTGATTTTGTTTCAAGAAGCCCGCCAATTGCACCGGTACGGGTTACTGTGTAAATTGTCGTTGGAGCAGTTGAACCGCCATTTAACGCATTTACCTGAAGCGGTATATCGATTGCGTTTGCTGTACTGGATTTTGTTATTCCTGTTCCGCTGTTCAGAATAACTTCCAATGTTGTCCGACTCGATGAATAAGCAGCGCCAAATAGTACATCATAAGAATTTCCCTGCGGTGAAGCATTTACAGTAACCTTATTACCGCCACTACTATACGCACCGCTCAGAGTAGTGGCACGGCTAAAAGTTCCTACTGTAGCCTCAGTTCCCGCATAGTTTGTTTTCTTCAACGTATATGTGTTTCCACTTTGTGTTAAGGAAATCCCGTATATTCCATCCTTGATATCCCTGTATGTGACAGATCCTCCGCCACCAGAAATATTAAAGTAGTAATGATTCCCATAATAACTGTCAAGCCGGCACTCTGCGTCTGAAACTTTTGCGGAAATTCCATTCACCTGTATATTGTCAACATCGCCAATCTTGCCTTTAAGCCATGTAGCTGTTAATGATGAAGCCTTGACATAATCAGCTTTGATATTGGCAATATCCGCGTCATAAGCAGTAATCTTTGCGGCAACCAGACCTTCAAGCGTATCCAGATCCTGACCTGTTGTATCCATCCATGCCTGAACACTCGAATCAGATCCGACAACAACCTGATCGGCTTTAATTGAAACTCTTGTTCCGAGAATTTTCTTATTGCCTATACCAGTGCCATCATTTATCTTATCGACCATAACACCGGCAGTCAGATTATCCTGATCATACAGGCCGAATTCCTGATTATTCTTTTTTATTTTGATTCCGCCGCCGCTGAGGATCTTTAATGTGCTGGTACCCTGCTGGTCAGTAGTAACTTCAAACTGCCCGCTTACACCTACAACCTGGGATCGTTGCGTCCACAGAGCAGATCCGGTGATTGTCTGAAGTGCACTGTTATGTGAATCCACAGTACTTTCAACGGTTCCGACCCGCTGAAGTATTCCATTCTTATCAATTACAAGCTGAGCGAAATTATCATTTGTGGTAATATCCACTTTACTTCCATGAATCTTTGTGACATATTCATCATCGTTCAGTTTGCTGACAATCATACCGCCCTTTAAGGTATTATCGTCAAACAAACCAAATTCACCCATGACAATTGCGCCGGTTTCAGGATCCCGCTCATAAGTTCCGTCAGGTTTTATTCGTCCATGACGAACACGGAAACCTCCACCGCTGTTGATTTTCACATACTTAATGCCTGTCACCGGATCTGTTTCATATTCGAAATCGCCGCAGATCTGATCCATGTGATTCAGGGAAGTCGCGGTAAGATACTGCGTACGTTTATTACCGAGATATGTAAGCTCACCGGCGACCCTGGAAACAACAAGTTCTCCGTCCATAAAATTCTCAATGGACAATGTCATTTCACCGGGGTTCGCAAATTCCATTTCGCCGTCTTCATTCTCAGTAACAATCCAGCCAACGCGTTTATCAGACTTTATTGTTGTAATACTAAGATCACGGATATTTGTCTCAACAAGTTTACCCTCACTGTTCATGTACCAGTAATGATAGTTGCCATCAGCATCCAGTATCGTCCGGATTCGTTCGACTTCACTGTCCGGAGCAAGGAATTCCGTTACATGGGTATTCGGATCATAATACATTGCTTTGACATACTCATCCACGCCGGTTTCTTCATCCTGGGTAAGCTGATATACCGTTATATTCCCATCTTCATCTTCAACAACTGTCGGCATTCTTACACCAAGCATGGTTCTCAGGTCATACTGATATTCATGCATAACCCATTCAACAACTTTATACTTAGCGATAGTTTCAACATTAAAGTGCTGATAAGAAGCTTTTGCTTCAACATGCCAACGTATGTCTTCCCATTCATAACCTTTTTGTACAGCATAAGGTTTTTTGGGATTTAGTACTGGAACACCGTCGTCATCATACGTGAAACGATCGTACCAGGCTTTCACAAGCCAGTCATTTTCACTAACAAAAGAATCGGGATGATATAACTGAAATCCTGTATAATCTCCAGGATTATCATCCATATCACCATATTCATCTTTATAAGGTTTAGGACCATGATAATATGTAGCGTGCCTTTTCAGCCAGTCTGCCACAAGATTGATCCAGGAAGCTCCCTTAGGTTCACTCCATCCGCTGTCAGCTGATCTTTTTACTGGATTTGTATTATTGGCATTGGCGTTTTTCTTTGTTCCGTACGTTTTGGTAAGAATATTTGCTGGGATGCCGAAAGTATAAGTGTTGTTTTCAGGATGGTATAAATCAAAACTTACACTTAAACAGGTGAGCTTGATTGTCTTTTTTGTAAAGTTTCCGTTTTCATCGCCGACAGGATAAATAATATTAACCTGATCACCGACCATGATTTTGGATGTATTCTGGCCTATCTGATGCATGTCAACGGCTTTTATGGTGAATTTAGCAACTTCGCCCTGATAATTGTTCCTTATCCATTCACAAACTTCATTGAACAGCTTCTCTTTGGTATTGGAATCATTGAACTGAACAGTTTTTTCAATAATACCATAATTTGTAACAGCGTCTCTGTAATATTCCAGTTTATGGTATCCCTCATTCAGCTGTGCAGCTGTAAACACACTTAAAATATTCGGAACAGCAATCCCTTTTCCGCTTCCATGTATATCGGTACGATATCCATCAATATATAGAGATGCGTCTTCTTTTCCGCTATTGGATACGCCGTCTTCTTTTTTATTGGATACAATTTTCCGACCGATTGGGATAACAACGGTAAAAATATTGTTCAGTTCTGTTGCATTACTGATATCCAGAACATTTTTCCCGACTTCTATCGTCTGGGAAATCACATTCGCATTGAAATAATGGTTCATCCAGTCGATGTACATTCCGCTGTTTCCGTGGGCATTCGGACGAACACGCAAAAAACCGCCGTAGTGGCTTCTCAGATCCTCCAAAGCGCTTTTTGTATCTGTCCAGCTGTCTGAACCGTATTTTCTTTTATCTTCCCGGATTCTCTGCGCTGCGGACACAGCATTTGAATAATTCCCAGGGACTTCTCCAATATAAAATGTTTTATTGGGATCATTTACTCGTGAATTATGATTGTTCAAAAGCGCCTGCATATATTCACGGATAGTAATCTCAGGTCTTTTAATTTCATCCACAGGCTCAACCTGGCTGTCCAGTAAAAATGACAATGGACCTTCACATCTTACTTTTCTGGTCCCCCTGAAACCGCCATTGTCAACAACGATAACACGGCCATAAAAAATAGTATCATTATCGTATGTGACATGAATATATGTTTTCATCTGCAGAAATGCGTCATAGAATTCTGTTCCGCTTTCAATGCTGAAGTCGAATCCTTCAGAATTTCCCATTTCATTTTTAACAATCGGAGAAATCAGTTTTAGATTGCTTTGCGAAGTAGCCGGAATAGTCTGAAGAAGAACAGTGTCTGTAATAAGCGTTCCGTTTCTGTTGAAATTTTTAATATAAATATTAAACATTACAGACCTGCCTCCTTACCGTTGGAAAGATACTTATACGGTTTTACACGATACTCAATAACAACATGCGAATAATTAGGATCGGCACGCCATTCCTTGAGCATAAATCTTCCTTCGTAGTAGTACTTTGGATCGTCTTCCAGATATAGTTTCATTTTTGATCCGTTTAAAAAAGATGCAATTTCATCCCTTCTTGAAGCCCAGTCGCCATAGTCATTCACCACATAAAAATCAAATGTTCCCTGACGGTCAGAATATGTAGGCCTTCCGACCAGATAATCAGTAAGGTCCATAGATCCGTCAGACCCTGGAATGTCCACAAAATTATACTGTGGCGTTGGCATAGGAAGAACTGGCCTCTGAGCAGGGATGAGGTGCCAGTTGTCCCACGTGTTAATTTTTATATTGCCTGACTGAAAAATTAAAGAATGATACATCCGGCACCTCTTCCCTTTCAGATATTATCTTTCGAATCTTGTCGTCATTTCATAATTCTGATAATTATCAATATCAGGACCGATAATATCGACAAATTCTTTTCCGTTGATTACAAATCGCATACTGCTGAGATCATTTTTAAATCCATACACACCTGTTTTAATTTCATCAAGCACTAAACTGTAATCCTTTGGCTCAGGAATCGTTATTCCGCTTGCAAGATCAAGAGAAGTGTTTACATTTTGATTTGCAACGATCTCTCCATCTTTTCCGAACATGTATGAAACATCCGAACCCAGCATCTGATGAATCAGATTTGCTTTTGTTAGAAAATCGTCATTAATCTCGATAACCGGTGTAATGATAGGCTTTAATGGCTCTGATGAATCATCCGTTAAGGCAACATTTACAAGTTCTTTAAAATGCTCTATAAATCCGGGCCAGTCAAACAACTGCATGTCATTCATTGTAAATCCGGCATTTGATTCTGAAAAAGTCATCAGAATATTGCCAAGCCCGGTTAAGAAATTCATTAAATTTTGCGCCTTCGTCAGATCTTCATCTTTCATAGTTCCGATTTTGTTAATCGTTTCTGAAATTTCCGGCCAGTAATCATTGATAATATTGAATGCCGCGCTTAAACTGTATACTTTTTTTGCTATAAAACTGTCATTTGGATTATAATACTCCCATTGAGCACCGGCTCTGTCTGCAGTTTCCGCCTTTTCCATATGCTCATAGAAAGCGGCTAAAGATTCAAAGAACGATCCGTAAGCATCCAGAAGTTTGTATAACTTTGACCCGTCAATGTCTCCGACTTCACTGAACTTGTTTGATACGCTTTCCATTACCTGAGCAAGTATATGGAACGGCGTTACGGGTTCTCCTGTTATTTTTCCGTTTTCATATACCCCATTCAGTATCATTTTTCGGACAAAGGTACCCAATCCATCTGCCAGATCCGCCATTTCAGTTGAGAAATATACGCCTTTGCTTTCCATTGCGAATTTGGACAACCGATCCAGAAAATGGAACATTCTTGTTACTCTTGTGAAAACTTTTGTATCATCAAGCGCATTATTTTCAGGATTGGCAAATATACCTACAGCTTCTACAACACCGGCTGCAAAATCTGCCAGACCTGTCGTCATATCAGCGAAAGTAAACTGCCGGTTATTTGTAAAATGATTCATTTCAGCGTAAGTTAACGCAATGCTATTAAATGCTTTCAATGCTAGATTCAGACTGTTCTCGTTATAGGTTTGATCTATAGAGGCGACATTTGTCATAAAAGTGGCTAAGTTATCAGAAAAAGTAGCCAACTCAAGACCAAATGCTGACAGACTTTTATCTCCATGAATTGTTTTATCAAGCTCACTTTGAGTTAATCCTGATGATATTGACCAGCCAAGCATGATGACCATGTCCACAACATCTTTTGCTACTGACAGATTTTCAGGAGAGAATTTGTTTACTTTTGATGCAAAGGTACCCATTGCAGTACCAAGGGTCGACATATTTTGTGAAAATCTCGCAATTTTCGTCGCGCCTTCAGTATCTTCTGCATCCGGAAGATCAAGTTCGGAAATAACTTTAAACAGTTTATTGATATTTTCTCCGGTGCTCCCGGTCAGCTTCCTTCCGGCATTTCCGATATTCGCGATTCCTGTCGCAAGCATCGTAATGCTTTCAGTAATTTTATAGGTCTCTTTGCCATCCGGTATTTCAAGATCTTTTGTAATCGTATTAATAAATTCCTGTAATTTCTCATTTTTAAGTACTTTCAATATATTCTCTATTGCGGTGTTTACCTGTTCATCATTTAATGCGTACTTTAATCCGTTACCGGTATACATAGATAGCACAGAGCTTAATGATGCGAGTCCGTATTTGAAATCTTCAAATTCAGGGTCTGAAGCAAATTCAGCGAACTCCTTGAATTTATCCTTCATATCCATTATACGTTCAAGAGAATTTATAACGGATTCCGTATCAATCGAAGCATCTACAGTAAGCGCTTCTTTAAGCATTTCTATTGTACCTGAAAATTCAGTTAACAATATCATAACCAGGTCAAATGCCTGTTTATAACTTATTTCGGCGCCTTCCAGATCATGATATTTCTGTTCAGGATCTGTATTTTCGAATAGTTGTGTAAGTTGATAAATCAATTGTCCTACCGGCATTATGAATGTCTCTTCAATATTTTCAAGGCGCTTCGATATTTCCGGAATATTTTTAGTTGCGTCATCCAATGCATCAATACCTGTTCGGAGATATTCGAATGCTATTGAAATATCTCCTACAAGACCTCGTAAAACATTTCCAAAGAAATCAATGCCAAATCCTATAAGTCCGATAGTTGCCGCGGTTTTTCCCAAACCGGCTATAAATGTTGATCCGGCTGACTTTGTTGCAAGATTTGCTGCTTTATCTGCTTTTGAGCCACGCCAGCTAAAAAAGAGACCTGCAGTTTTTATAGTTTCAATTGCACCGATTAATAATGTTATTTCTTTAATAAAGTTTCCTAATTTCTCAAGTATACCTTCTACCTTGGCGAGCTTTGCATCGTCGCCAATTGATGCCAGATATGTTAAATATCCAACCATGGCAACAAGTCCGCTGATAAGCACTGTTAATCCTACCCATTTCGCAGTATATCCTGGTGCTTCAATTAAGTATGCCGGAGAAAATAATACTTTCATTTCATGAAATAACCATGCCAAACCTAAAATAACAGCAGCTATCTTTGTTGTTGGAGCATCAGCAAGATCCGTAAGCCTATTTAAAAGATGCATACCACTGTCAACAATATTGTCTGTATTTTCTTTTGATTTCTTGGCATCGGCATCTGAAAACGAAACATCCGTTTTTAATGTATTATTTAATTCATCAAGTGGAATATCACTTATACCGTCTCCTATATTATATTCCACTTCCCATATATCTTTTTTATATTTTTCCATTTCAGCCCAATAATCACCATTATAAGCTATATCCAGTGCATCTTCTGGTAAGCCTGTATCTCCTGCTGCTTTTCCATATTTTCTTCGGAATTCATCTCTTGCTGCTTTTAATTTTTCTAAAGCATATTCTCTTGATACATATCTCTTGCTCTCTGTTTTGACAACAGCATCAAGAACATCCTGCTCATTATTTAATGCTTCTTCTGCGCCGCTTACCCATCCAACATCTGCTTCATCAGCGTAGGCGCTTCCTACAATTAAATCAAGAAGTCCTCCGCCCTTTTTTTTACCGGAAGAAGTATCCGGACCATACATGGATAAACTTTTGGCTACAGCATCACCAGCCCGGTTCTGCATTTCTTCTCCGCCGAAAATGCTTCCAAGTAAATTAGGAATCGCTGCCGCAACTTCTTCGAATGCACCACTTATAAATTTAGGCAATACATCGGTTATAATACCCCAGATGGTAGTACCAAGTTTTGTGAAAGCATTAACTAACGGCTTATATTCTTCATTTCCCTCTTCTTCAAGCTTCTTTGTAATGGAATCTCCGATAGCTTCGTTTTTATCACGTTCTTTAAACAAATCTCCAAACCAGCCAAGAACCCCGCCGATTTTGTCAAGCAAAAGATTGATACCTTCTATTACATAAGGAACGATTTCTACGAATACATCCTTAACAACAGTACCTATGGTTTTTACCAGTTCCCAGAAATCAAATGATGATCTGTCGGTGTCTCCCAAAAGTCCAGTTATTATAGAGGGAAAAACACTATAATTATCCTGATCTTCATAGTACTGAACTATACCGGTTCTTTCATATTCCTTATATAATGAACCGACTTCATATTGAGCAGCTTTAAAATCACTTTGCAAAGTTCTCTTATCACTTTCGGATAAAAACGGGTTTTGTGATCTTTTACTTCTGAGTGGTTTTTGTGTAAACAAACTTCCGTCTGTAATAGAAGCGTTCAATTCTTTTACAGATTTCTTTTTAAACAGGTTTTTAACCCATTCAATGGCTCTGTGAATATATTCCGGTATCTTCTTTATCGCTTCTTCGATTTTCTTACCAAGTTCATCAATGCCCTGATCAACTCCGTTTGCTGCCCCTTCAGATCCGAATATATTTTTAATAGCTCCCCATATACTTGCTCCATTATTAACAATCCAATTGAATCCGGAAACAAAGAATCCTGGAATTGTTACTGTAATAAGGTTCTTTAGAGTATCCCCGAAAGAAATAAGTGCTGCAAGAATCGGATGAATTTCACCATCTTTTTTAAGATCCTCAGCCATCTCTTCTACGGATTTGTTTGTATTCTCTTCGAACCACTTTGTAACTTTTTCAAGTAATCCTGTAAATACTTCAGTACCCCAATTAAGACCTTTAATGATCCCTTCCGGAAGATGTTTCAGCTTTTCGCCAAGATATGTTATAAGATGCGTAATAAAAGCAGAAATGTTTTTAAAAATCGGATTGCTCTCAAATTGCTTACGATACTTTTCTGCGTCTTCAACACGACCGCTTTTAAGCAGATTTTGATAAACGACTTCGTCAAATACCGATGGACTGCCTTTACCGGTTACAGCTTTCAATATACTGGATCGTATAGCATCCCAGACCTTTCCGATAAATGGCTCAACATCCTTTTCCCATATAGTCAAAATCTCATCCGGTATTTTTGAAATAAAATTCGTTATATTAGCTACAAAAGCTTCTATGGCAGACGTTATATCATTTTTATCATCTTTATTTTTCTTTTTTGTATCTCCTGTAAGTGCGCTTAATATAGCATCTTTAATATTGACCCATAATTTTCTCAATTCTGGTTTTGCTTCATTCCAAAATGCTTCAAGTATAGTAGGTATTTCTGCAATCTTGTTCGCGATTTCCACTGCAAAATCATATATAGCAGAAATTACAGAATTACTACTTTCATTTGTATCATTGTTTCCTCTGAATAAATTCGCAATTGTGGTCGGAAGGCTTATAAACCAGTCTTTTACTTTTTTCCATGCAAAATCAGCACGTTCTTTTATCCAGCCAATCCAGGATGCGAGTTTGTTCGAGAACCAGGAAATGTTGTATTCTATTTCATCGGTCCCTGTAAAAATACTGATGAACTGATTGAATATTGTTCTTCCCCATCCACGAATTGTATCGATGATTCCATTTAATGAAACATATTTAAACGGGCTTTCAATAGCGATTTCTATATCCTTTGCAACACCGGTTTCATTCAGATACCCTATGAATCCGTTTCCGGAATTCGATGTACCGAATATTCCCTGAATAATGGCTCTGAAGAATCCGCCAACTGCCTCAATGGCTTTCGTAACATTTTTTGGAAGATCCTTTATAAAATTCTGAACAGCGCCAATAATAGTATCAAGGAATTTTTTAAGGGGTGTTTCAAGGGTTTCCGCGTATTCCTTTGCTTCCTTAGCATTTCTGAAAATTTTTCCTTTTTCAGCAGGTCTGTAAAGCAAAGAACGTATGAACTCCCCTATGATAGAAGGAATCTTCTTGATTCTTTCAGGAATGGATTTTATAAATTCCTTTACGGCAGCCCAGGCATTTTCAATCCAGAGAAGAAGCGGTTTTTTAAGACTTTCCTTGTATTCCTTCGCTTCTTTAGCAGTCCTTAGCGATTGCATTTTCTCAGGATCTTCTTTTTCCCAGAACAGTCCGGTAATAAAATCACCAATGCTCAGTACTCTTTGCGGAATACTTGCGATGAAATTCCCGATGTCATTAAACGCGTTAGTAATCCAGCTTTTAACTTTGCTGACAAATTCATTGGTTTCAAAGAATTTTATTACATTATCGAAGATGGTTCCTTCTTTTCTTTCCACACCGATCCCGAATAATTCACGGAGATCCATGATAATAGAATCGAAGAATCCATTGACAGCAGACAATGCTTCTTTACAGGCATCGCCAAGCGCAATGATATCCAGTTTAATGGTTTCAAGAACACCCATGCCTTCTTTTTGTTGGGCGGACTGTACGCCGAAAAGTTCAAGAATAAATCCTAAAGAATCTGTAATAAAGCTAAGTTTATACCCGAAATTACCTGCCGCAATATCAACGAAAAATCCAAGTACTTCACCAAGCACATCAACCAGTGTGGACAGCACATCAGCAACCGGCTTGGCAATAATCATTAAATTGTCCAGTCCGTTTTCAAGACTTTTAAATAATCCAGCGCCACCTGTTTTCGGATTTGCCGCTTCTGTTATACTTGTAGTTATTCTGCTGATGCTGTTAACCAATGCGTCCAGAATAGGTTCAACAACCGTATATACAGAGGATATAACCTTAAATCCGAAAGAGATTGCACGAAATACAATGCCAAGAACAGATCCAAGAGTATTGAATGCCTTTGTAATCCGATCAATTCTTGATACTCCGTACCTATCAGTTTCATGCAGCCAATCCCTGAAGCTGTTTACCATACGTTTAAAATCCAACGACATCTGAGAAAGTGTATGACCAAGCTTTGTTACCCGGCCATTGTAATCCTCATCATCCATGTCATCGGTAAATATGGTAAAATGTCCAAAAATCTCAGAAAGTATCTCGTCTATCGTTTTTAACGCTTCAATGAGGTCATCACGACCGCCGCTTTCGCTCCATGCTTCAAGAACATTGTTTCGGAAACTTCCGATTGAACCAATCAGTTCAAATAAATGACTGTCCGCAATACCTGTAAAGAATTCAGCGGCTTCATCCAATCGTCCGAATATAATTTCAAAGGATTGTGCCCATCCTCTGGAAATAACATCCTTCAGATATTTCATAGCATCGGAAAAGCTTCTTGCTTCCTGACCTGCACGGAACGCTTCATACCCGAATCTTGTAAGATGCGTGGATTTTTCAAGCTCATCCAATGCTTCTTTATACTGTTCAGCAGTTATAATACCTTCTTCAAGCTGCTTGTCCAACTCTGATTTACCTTTTCCGAATCGCTCCTGATGCATCGTTTCAAAGTAATC